GACCTCGCCCCTCTCGTCCTTCCTCTCGTCTCGTCCGCTACTGACGATGAATGCTGACGCACAGCGCCGGATGCCGATGCCCACGGCTGGTACCACGTACTACCAGCGGTAGCCATGCCGGCGCCGATCATCGAGCATAGAGTAGGGCCGGCCCCTTCGGTGGAGTCGGCTCTGCGTCATCTTGAGACGGTGTCGACCAAGGGCGCCTACGACTGCACGCCCGACCTCGAGTTCTGGATCATCGCCTTTCACCACGACCCGGAGCAGGTGCCGGCCTCGGTCATCGAGGACGTCATCGACGAGGAGACGCGGCGGTGCTCCGACGAGGTCACCGGCTTCGCGTACTTCCTGCGCTGGTACGGACTCGTCCGAATCAAAGGCGGCAAGTTCCGCGGCTGGCAGAAGATATGCGTCGACGGCGTCCCGCGCGTCGATCCCGCGACCGGCAACGATTGGGGCTGGCAGCTTCTCCTCGCCGAGATATACCCCGTCTACGACCAGCTCCTCATCCTCAAGGCGCGGCAGCTCGGCATGACCTTCCTCACCGCGAACTACATCCTGTGGAAGATGATCTTCTTCCCGGGCACCGCGGTCGGTGTCGTGATGAACGTGCTCCCGAACGCGAAGCGCCTGGTCAACCGCGTGCGTGAGACGTACTGGCGCTACCCGATGTGGATAAAGGACCTCGCCACGGTCAAGAGCGACTCGGTCATGCTATTCACCTTCGAGAACGGGTCGAGCGTCGAGCCGTCGAAAGAGGCGCGTTCCGAGGCACTCGGCCTGCTCGTGCTCGATGAGTTCGCCCACATCAAGCCGGCCATCCGGCAGGAGGAGATATGGGCATCGGCAGAGGCGTGTGCCGACAACGGCGGGCAGATCATCGTCCATGACACGGCCCTCGGCGTCGGCAACCTCTTCCACTCCTGGTGCATGGACTCGTATCTCGGCGAGGTCGAGCACCGGATCATACTCCCGCGTAACGACGGCACCGAGCTCGAGCTCGAGGCGATGGTCGGGGATGCCGGCATGGGATTCGTCTTCCTGCCGTACTGGCTCGAGCCGCACCGCGACTTCGACTGGATGCAGGCCAAGCGCAAGCGGTACCGCGGCAGCCTCCACATGCTCCAGCAGGAGTACCCCGATACGGTCGAGCAGGCGTTCATCTCCTCGGGCGTCAACTTCTTCGACATCGTCTCGGTCGAGCAGCAGGCACTCGACGCCCGCAAGGTCTACGAGGAGCGCGACGTGCGGGTGTCACTCCTGTGGGCCGACCGCGAGAAGCACACGGTCAAGCCGGTAGAGGACCCGAACGGATGCTGCGTCATCCACGGGATGAAGGACCTGGCCGACGCGCTCAAGAGCGACCGGCCCTTCGTCATCGGGGCAGACGCCGCGGGCGACGAGCCGACCGGTGACTTTCATGCCGCGTCCGGGCTGCACCTCGGCCTTCCGTACAAGGACACGCTCGAGACGCTCCTGGCCCCGCCGGATTCGATGGTGAAGCACAAGCAGCTCGTCACCATCCACGGGCAGATGCCGGCCGAGCAGTACGCCGAGAACCTCGAGAAGCTCGGATACCTGCTTCACCGCGCGGTCATCGCCGTGGAAGCGAACGGCGTGGGCTCCGGCGTCATCACGAACCTCAAGCGCAAGAGATACCCGCGGCTCTACGTCCGGCGCAACAAGACGACGTCCACGCATGAGAAGCGCACCACGCAGATCGGTTGGTGGTCGTCTTCCGAGACGAAGAACTACGCGGCCGGAACGCTCGACAAATGGCTACGCGCCGACGTCATCGAGATCCGCGACCTCGAGACACTCGAAGAGATGCGTGGCGTCCACCATCGCGGCAACGGCAGGCTCGGAGCCGAGGCCCCACGTCACGACGACCGGCCGTCCGGGCTGTGGATAGCGTGCGCCGTGGCTCAGTCGGCAGCGGCTCGCATGGTGGCCGACGAGGTCGAAGACCCCGACGATCCTATCCTCGAGATACTCGCCGAGATAGCGCGAGAGAACGAGGGATTCGACGTGTTGCTCGGTAATGAGATGGCATGTGCTAGATAAGGAGTCCCGATGCCTCAATACGTGTTCAAGTGCGTGACCTGCAAAGAGCGGTTCGAGGAAAATGTTGCCATGTCGGAACGGCACGGAGTATCGTGCAAGTCGTGTGGAGGTAAGACGGCGATCGTGCCCCAGAGCTTCACGTGGGGATGGCCGTCGTACGTGAATCCGCACATCGACCGGCCGACGAGGGCAGAGATGACCGAGCCTTCGGGGCTCATCACCCAAGGAGTGCGAGATGGCTGGTAAGGGAGGCACCAAGAACCAGGATGCCGTCTTCGAGGCCAAGGCCCGGTCGGCCGCCAAGTTCCGTGCGAAGTTCGGGCGCGAGGACCGGTGGCGCCGGTACATCCTCCGACTCGCCCACGTCTACTACCCGGACGGCGTGACCGAGGAATCCCCCGTCATCAACATCATGGCCGCGCGTATCCGCGCTCTCGTACCGCAGCTCGCGATCGGGATGCCGTCGGTCAAGGTGGAGTCGTACTACCGGCCGAAGGACCCCAACTCCGAGCCTGCTCTCGCCAAGACGCTCGAGATGCTGTGGGAGTCCGAGGACATGGACTCGACCACGCGCCGTGTGACGCTCGACTCCGAGACGTTCGGTTGGGGAATCGGGTTCGTCGGGTACACCGCAGGGTTCGAGTCGTCCGGCAACGAGATGGCTCCCCGCGGGCTCCTCGGCATGGTGCCAGGTTCGATCACCGAGCGGCTTTCCTCATGGTTCGGCGGCGGCGGGCAGGACTCAGAGTCCGAGGCGGTCAAGCGGCTCATCCACGAGCGCGCGTTCCTCGATCGGATCTCGCCGCTGGACTTCCTCATCGACCCGACCGCGTCGCACTTCGGTGGCGCGGACTGCATGGGGCACGCGCTCTACCTCACACCCAAGCAGACCGACGATCTCCTCGGCAAGAACCACGGGCTCAAGGCCGAGAGCGTGGGCAACGTCGGCCGGCGCGAGAGCAGTAACGACTCGGACGGCACAGCGGGTGCGGAGAACACCGAGATCGCGCGCGTCGTCGACGAGAAGGCCCGGCGCATCATGGTCTACATGATGTGGTACCGCTCCGAGGCCAAGACCGTCTTCCTCGACAAAGACTTCAAGGTCATCAAGGGCCAGGTCCACGACTGGAAGTCCGTCTATCCAGGCTTCCCGTACGTGCCGGCCGTGTGGGACGAGGTGCCGGACAGCGTCTACCCCGAGGGCCTGGGTGCCGCGCTTGAGCCGCTCACCAACGAACTCCACACCGTACGCAAGCGCCAGATCCGCGAGCTCCGCAAGGGAATCAAGAAGTGGTGGAGCTCGGGTTCGCTTTCCGCGAAGGCCCGCCAGGGGCTTATGAGCGACCGCGACGGCGAGATAATCGAGGGCGGCGAGTACGACGACATCCGTCCGCTCGAGCATACGCCGATCCCCGCCGAGCAGTTCGCCGTCGAGAACCGCATCAAGGAAGACATGAACGAGGTGTCGCACACATCACCGATGCAGGCGGCAGCCTCGGCCTCAGTACGCAAGACGGCGACGGAGACAGCGTTCATCCAGTCCTCGGCAGATGCAGTCACCGGCTACCGGCAGCTCATGGTCGAACGGTTCACGTCGCAGGTCATGGAGCGTCTGCTCTACATCGTGACCGACCTCTTCGACGCACCGCTCACCGTGAAGATTCAGAACACCGACCCGATGCTCATGGACGCCGAAATGGGCGACCTCATCCCCCTCGGCGAGACGATTGAGTACACCTTCGTCGGCACCGAGCACAAGGGATTCTACAAGGTGAAGGTCGAGCCGGGTTCGATGGTGGCAGCCGCCAAGGACGTCGAGCGCCAGCACCAGATGGCGATGTTCAAGCTGTTCACGCCGTTCGAGTGGTTCGACGCGAAAGCGTGGGCCATCATGATGATGTCCGGGCTCCCCGGCATCCGTGACACGTCGCGCTTCATCGTGAAGCCGCAGCCCGTCGCACCACAACCCACAGGCACCGGGGCGCCAATGCCGGGCGCTCCTCCTCCCCCTCGAAGCGCCCAGGCACCTGCTGGTGGCGGCCCCGGTGCCGGTCAGATGCAAGGCATCCCGACGCTCGGCGAGGTCAACCCGACCGCGCAGGGTGACATGTTGTCCGCCGTCTTCGGCGGAATGGGCGGATCACCGGCTTAGTCCGGCCCCGCAGACGAAGGGAGTTCCAAAGTGTTGGACGATACGAGTATCATGCAGGGCGATGCCACATCTCTTGATGACATCGGTGCAGAGGTAGTAACGCTTCTGGACGCACCCGCCGCAGACGAAGGGACCCCCGCCGTAGAGGCGATTCCCGCAGTCGTGGGCGACAATGCGGCAGAGGCCGGCACGACGGACGGAACGCGGGACGACGGAGAACCTGCCGCACCGGCAGAACCCGCCGATTTCCTCGAAGCGTCCGGGGTCAGTCTCGAGGACTTCCTCGAAGGCGTTGAAGACCCGACGCAGCGTGCGCTTCTTGAGAACAGCTACAAGTCGATGCAGGCCCATTGGACTCGCCGCAACCAGGAGATGTCTACGGCAACGAAGGCCGGAAAAGCGGCCCTCACCGAGAACGAGGAGCTGAAAGCCAGGCTCGCCGCGCTCGAACAGAGGGCACCGCAACCGGTCCCGCAGCCGCAGGCCCCCAAGGATTTCCGGCAGGAGTATATCCACCAGGGCCTCGGGAAGATCATCACGGAGGAAGAGGCTATCGAGTCTCCTTTGATGCTCGCGCAGTTCGTACGCCAGCAGTCCGTGATCGCCGCCCGAGAGAACATGCTCCCGATGATCGACGTGGTCAACCGCAGGGTCCAGCCTCTTGAGGGCTCGGTGCGGGAGATGGTGTCGAAGGAGAATGTGACCCTCGTCGATAACCTCTTCTCGAAGGCTCCTCATCTGAGGACGCCGGAGGTCGAGGCGCAGATGGTCAGTCTCATGGAAGCGAACCCGATGCTACCCCTCGAGGTGGCGTTCAACGCTGTCGTCGCTCCGCTTCTCGCCACCGATGCGTTCTCGGTAGGGCAGCGGGCAGCAACCGTATCGGCGCGCAGGAGCGCCGAGGAGCAGCTCGCAGCCAAGCAACGTGCATCCGTACCGTCCGGGACCACCGGCAACGCCGGAGCGGGCGACGACGACTTGCCGGCCAAGCCGACACTCGACGACGCCTTCGCCTTCGCGCAGCGCTCGATGAACGGACAGTGATGGTAGGAAGGAAGTGAAACACGATGGCAGGCGATTCGACTGCTGAACGGTTCGACCAGCTTGCATCAACCACGCTCAACGTCTATGCCTCGAAGACGCTGCAGGACCAGATCTTCAACGACGAGCCGCTGCTCAAGCTTCTCCAGGCCAAGGGCCGCAAGGAGAACTACGCCACCGGCGGCCGGTACATCGAGGTTCCTCTGATGACCGGCAAGAACAACACCGGCATGAGCTACGACGGCCTCGAGGTGTTGGACACGTCCACGTCTGAGGGGATCGGCAACGCGATCTTCCCGTGGCGCTTCTACAACATCGCGATCACCGTCGCGGAGGGCGACCTGCTCAAGAACAAGGGCGATGCTCAGATCATCGACTTGCTCAAGGCGAAGATCCTCCAGGCCGAGATGTCCATCAAGGACGACCTCGGCATCATGCTCTACGGTGACGGTACCGGGAACTCCAACAAGGACCTCCTCGGCCTCAAGGCGCTCGTCGGCGCCACCGGCACGCTCGCGGGCATCGACTCCGCGACGTACGACTACTGGCAGTCCGTCGTCGACTCGACGGCCGTCGCTGTCGATGCGTCGTGGATGCGGACGATGGTGAACAACGTCCGTGGTTCCGGTTCCTCTGTCTCAGCCGGTGCCGGTGTCGGCAAGGTCGACATCATCCTCACGACCCAGGCGCTTTACGAGGCGTATGAGGCCAAGCTCGAGCCGTCGCTCCGCAACGCGGACACGAAGCTCGGCGACCTCGGCTTCGACGCGCTCAAGTTCAAGGGTGCTGAGATGACCTGGAGCGACAACTGCCCGACCGGCTACATGTACTTCCTGTCCACAAGCTACATGGCGCTCAAGTGCCACCCGGACCGGGACTTCAAGTCGACCCCGTTCCAGACGCCGATCAACCAGGACGGGCGCGTCGCGCACATCCGGTTCATGGGCAACCTCGTCACATCCAACCGTCGCCGCCTCGGCGTGGCGACCGCCAAGACCGCCTAGGGAGGTGTGAATCATGGGTGTTTGTTCAAGCGCAACAATCGTCGATGGCGATTATGCCAACGGTTCAGTGTGGCAAGAAGGCGTGAACGAGTACATGACGGTGCAGTCGCACGCGGTTCTGCCTGTCGGCTCCGTCATCGTCATCTCGCACGACGACGAAGGTCCGCGCACCGCAGCTCCGGCAACGCTGGCCGTCTACCAGCGCATCGGCGTCGTGGTCGTCGCTTCGACCGCGGCGAACGAGTGGATCAAGGTGCAGACCCGTGGCTTCGCAGAAGCCCTCGTCGAAGGCACGACCGACGTCACGGTCGATGACTACCTCGAAGTCCTCACGACCGAGACTGCGTTCAAGCTCGACCACGCGACCGCTCGCTCCACAAACTCCGTGGCCGTGGCCGTCGATGCAGTCGCCGACGCCGGCCCCGCGCTGGCGACCGTGTTCCTGCTCGGCGACCCCGCGATCGTGGCCGCGTCCTAGCAGCAGCAGACCCCGTAGCGGGGCTGACCACCATATCGGCCCCGCTACCCGGAACGCAGGAAGGAGTTGAAGATGTCGAACATGTGTCCCATCCCGGCCGTCCGTGACCTCACGGCGACCGCTGCGGAGCTGAACCTGCTCGATGGAGTATCCGGACTCGTCCAGGCCGACCTCACGAAGCTGGCGGCTATCGAAGCCACGGCGGCGGAAGTCGCGATGGCGGCTGACGTGTCGACGTTCCTCGGGACGTACACCGCCACGTCGCCTGCGGCCATTCCGGCGACCATCCGTGTCATCGAGCTCAACCACGCTTCGACCGCCATCGAGAAGACCATCGCGTCGATGGTCCCGTATGCGGGCCAGATCGTGTGCGTCAAGGACATCTCCGCGACCGGCACGGCGGCCCACACGGTCACCATCACGACCGGCACGTGGAACGGCACGAACAAGGTCATCACCCTGAACGCGCTCAACGAGTGCCTCGTCGTGGCCGTGGACTCTGCCGGAAACGGCACCGTCCTCGTCAACATCGGCGAGGTCGCACTGAGCGGCTAGACAGAAGTCAACCGCACCTAGAGTGGAGGGTCGTCTAGAGATGAAGAAGTTCCGCAGCATCGTGGACCTCGGGTATGTCCCGGCATCGGATCTGGCGCCCTCCCCTCCGGGCGGTTTCCCGAGTGGGGACGCCGCCTTCGGCTTCATCCCTGCCCCCGAGGAGCAGCAGCTACCGGTCGAGGCCGAAGCACAAGAGCCGGGCGTGGACCCGTGGGACTCCTACGTGGAAGGCATCTGCCCCATCTGCGGCGTCTCGTTCATCGGGTCAAAGAACCCCCACCTTGGGGTTCTCATGCACGTCCGCGGCAAGATGCGCTCGAGCAAGGACAAGTTCCACCGTCTGCCCGTCATCACGAAGGAGTAGGTGAGTCACATGGCAGTTTCGATCAACCGCCCGGCCGGTACGAATCCCGGGTGCTGGACGGGGGCAGCCGTCCTCGACTTCGCCTCATCCGGCGTGGACGGCGAGGCGATCGCGCTCAAGCCCGAGACGAAGCTCGTGCAGGTCGTTCAATGCACGGCGCTCAACACCGCCACCGTCCAGCCGCGCTACTCAGATGACGGCGGTACGTCGTGGGCGAACATCGAGTTCGACATGGAAGGCCGCTCCTACCCCTACTCGCTCACCTCGGCTGCCATGAAACTCCCGGCGACGTTCCTGCTCGCGGGCCTTCCTGGCGGCGACCGCATCTTCAACCTGTATGCCTCGGCGGCTCAGTCGGGCAAGACCGCGAGCGTCCAGATCCTCTAGACGAGCGTCTGTTAGGAGGCTCACCGTGCTTCGCTACCTCTTCCTCGCTCCCTACGGCGGCGACCCGACCGTGGGCTACGACTTCACCCCCGTCGCTCCCTTCGACTGCTCGGAACTCGTGCAGCCGTCAGTCGGCGACCTGTACCCGCCCGCTCCGAACGCGACCGTGCTCGTGTGGACGTACTGCCAGGCGCATGACGCGCTCACGATTCCAACCGAGGACGAACCCGCCCCAACGCTCCCAAGCCGTGTCGCAATCCTCGAAGCGATGACGACCGCGCTCGACGCGATGAAGGCCGAGTACACCTACATCGGGCAGGTGACGTACTGATGCCCAAGCAAGCCAAGCCTGTCACCCGCAAGGCGAACGAGACTGAGGCCGCGTACCTCAAGCGGCTCATGAAGGCGCTCTACGGTCGCACCTGCGACATCAAGCATCCCAAGGGTAAGGCTCCCAAGTCTGCGGAGGTGAGCTAGATGCCAGCACTCGCAGGAGCGGTAGGCGACTGGATCGGCAGGCAGACCGGCGACCATTGTGGCAACTACTACGACCTCGTGTCGCAGGCTTATGCCACCGTCACTCGTGCCACACCCAAGACCATCTTCGACCCCCTCGTCGGTCGCATCTTCGACGTGCCAGCGGGCCAGCTTGCCGTCAATCCCTGGGGCGCGTATCAGTCGGGCGGCGTCGGCTTCGCTCCCGTCATCGAGGAGGCACGCACCAACGCCTTCCTGCGCTCGTACATCTTGGGCGCCACGGAACTCTCAGCGTGGACGGCAGACGCCGGACTTACCGCTGCTCTCGGTTCATCGGCTCACGGCCTCTACGGTTCCGCCGTGGGTGCTGTGCTGACCGCCGATGCGAGCAATCGTGCTTTCTGGCAAGTAGTCACCGCCACCGCTACAACGTGGGTCGTGTCCTTCCACGTGAGAAAGGCTGACGGCTCTGCGGTGTCTGCCACCGACATGCAACTCTGTGCCGTCGCTGGCACGTCAACACCAGTCGGCACCCTGCTCACGACCACGTTCACATCGCTAGGCTTCGGCTGGTATCGCGCTTCTGCGACGTTCACCGGAACCGTCGCGTCGTGGGCGGTAGGCGTGGCAGTCAAGGCTAACAAGACCGTCACCGTGGACTGCGCCTCGACTGGCGCAGGTGCGTTCGCCACCTCCTACATCCCGACGACGACCGCAGCCGCGACAAGGAACGCCGACGTGGTGACGGTGCCGACTACTGGCTGGAGCGCGGCAGCGGGGACGATTGTGGCGACGGCTGGCGCTCCGCTGGTGGCAGCGGGAAACTGGGACTATCTGTCCTGGTATGCGTCAGCCACTGAGTATATCCGCCTCTATAACCTCAACGGCTCCGGAGTCATCTTCACTTCGCGCACTACTGCTGGTGGCGCAAAGTACGACCAAACGACGCAGACCGCAGCCCCACACGTCATCGCGGGAACCTACGCCACGGGAAGCGCCCTTCGTGCTTACGTCGATGGGACGACTGGCGTCAGAACCGACGCACATTCAGCGCCGAGCCTTCCGGCTACCGCTACAATCGGCTCCGCTGCTGGTGGAGCCTTTGTCAACGGCCCCATCCAGCGCGTCACCATCTTCGCCGACGCCAAAGACGCCGCCACGGTAGCGACCTACAACACGCTCGTGAACGGTGCGAAGGCTGGCGGCATGTCACCCGCGATGAAGATGCTCCTGCTCACGTCTTAGGAAGGAAGCGACACGATGGGAACGACGGCAGACCTCATCGCACGGGTACGCGACCTCATGGCCGAGGAGACAGCCGACCTCTACGAAGACGCGACCGAACTCCTGCCGAACCTGAACGACGGCAAGGAGATCATGTTCGCCGATCTCGATGTGCTCCCGAAGACGCTCTCGCAGGTCATCACGGGTTCGACGGCGACGTACGAGATAGCCGACCTCGGGCGCATCGACTGGATACGCTACGGCGCGAGCGGTCCCGACCTCGTCCCCGTCCATGCCGACGAGCTGCGCTGGCTGTCCGGCGTCACCGGCACCCCGACGCACTACGGCATCGGCCTCTCCGCCGCCGGCGTCCCGCAGATCACCTTGTACCCGACGCCCGGTGCGACCGACACGACGACGCTCGTGGGCTCGTACTTCGCCATCCCGGCAGACCTCGCGGTCGAAGGCGACATCGCGGCCACGACCACCATCGACTGCGCGAACGCGAACGCCGACCTCATCGTGACGGCGAAAGCCCTCGGTACGCCGGGGAACGCAGTGAGCATTACGCTCGTCGACCCCGGAGGTGCGACCGCCACACTCGGCGTCACCACCGCGGGACCGGCCATCACCGTGAGTCTCGGCCGTGCGGCATCGGCCATCACCTCTACCGCCACGCTCGTGAAGGCCGCCATCGACGCATACCTTCCTGCGTCCTCTCTCGTCTCCGTGGCGCTCGTCGGAAGCGGTGCCGGCATCATGTCCGCGAAGACCATCCAGACGCTCTCAGGAGGCTCGGGAACAGGCGCCGTGTCGAACCCGACGTGGCACAGCCGCTATCACTTCCTGCCGTGCTACCACGCCGCGGCCATCCTGCTCCGCAAGGACAGGCGCCCGGAGGCGGCGACCGAGATGGAGGTCCGCTTCCGCTCGGGCATCATCGAGTACGGCCGCTGGTTCGAGTCGCGCTTCCCGTACCGCGGGGATGTCGTGCGAGCACAGCCGTCGCCGATGGGCTCGATGTTCGAGCCGACGTACCAGCACGAGATCGGGTGATGCCCAATGCCGCGTAAATCGACCACCGCAGAATCCTCGCCGACCGTGTGGCTGGCCTCCTCGCCGAACTTCTCTGGCGGCCAGGACACGGCAACCGATCCGCGCGACTTGGAGAAGGAGAAGTTCACGCTGCTCGAGAACGGCTACGTGGCGCGCTCGAACCGCGCCGTGAAGCGTCCGGGCTTCGCTGACTTCACCGACGCACCGTTCGCTGGTCCCGTCCGCAACATGTACCGCTTCAAGACGAGCGACGGGACCATCAACACGACGCTCGCGTGGAGCGAGCACGACCTCCATGCGCTCGACGCGAGTGGTGCCGTGCGCCTGCTCGCTCGTACCGCGTTCGAGGATGGCAACATCACCTTCTGCCAGTACGGTGACACCGTTTACATGAGCGATGGAGTGTGGTGCGGCTTGTGCGCCGTCAAACAGGCCGCCGCCGCGCAGAAGGCACAAGTGCTCGTCACGGCTGCTGCCGACGACTGGACGGATGTCACGTACAACATCACTGGCACCGTCGATGTGGCTGGCGCGGCTGGTAACGACTACACCATTACCATCGTCAATCCAGGTACGGCATCCCATGCGCTGACAGTCGCGATGACCGTGAAAGACATCGTTGTGACGCTCGCGACCGATGTCGATTCGGTCGTCACAAGCACGGCGCTCGAAGTCGTTACCGCGCTCAATGCAGATGCCGGGATTGGCGCGGTCATCACCTGGGACCCGGCCACCGAGGACATCATGGTGGCGCGCTCCGAGGTCGGCTTCTACAACGGTACCGACATCGGCGGAATCTACTTCACGACGACCGCGATCACGTTCAACTTCACGCATCTTTGCACGCGAGGCGGCAACCGCATCTTCGGTGTGGACGCGGCCGATCCCGCTACCGTGCGCTGGTGTACCGTCAACACGCCTGAAACGTGGCCCGACGAGAACCAGATTCGCCCCGACAAGGAAGTGACCGGACTCCTCGAGGTGGGTGCGGTCCAACTCATCTTCATGGAGCAGTCCATCTACCGCATCGACGGCACCGACCCGACGACGTGGACGCTCACGAGCGCATCGGCGAACGGCCTAGGACTCCCGTCGAACGCGAGCAACACGCTCATGGAGCTCGAGGGTGTGGCGACGTACCTCTCCGACAAGGGACTCGCTGTGTACGAGGGCTCACATCCGCGCACGATCAGTGACGATGTGAAGAACCTCGAGAACGCAACCGCCAACCTCATCCCGCTCGACTCCGGTGTGTGGGACGGCGCGTTCACGATGGTGGTCGGCGACTACATCTGGCTCCTCTACAAGTCCGTGAGCACCGTCGATGGTTGTGACCGCGCTATGACGTACGACTACCGCCGGGGGCTCTGGTCCGGGCCGTGGACGTTCGACTCGCCGGTCACGTGCGGCGCCTGCGATCCGACGAACGACGGTGACGAGGCGCTCCCGTATCTTGGCGGCTACTCCGGTGCCGTGCTCCGACAGTCGGCTCACGAGGACAACGGCGTCCCGTTCCGTATGCTGTTCCGCTCCAAGACGTTCGACTGCGCTCGGGAGGCCGTAGACAAGCAGGTCATCGACCTACGCGCCACGTACAAGGCCGCTGCCGCCACGACGATCACCATGCGCCTCTACCGCGAGGGAGCGGTGTTTGCTGCTGTCACAACGACGTTCACGGTCGCTGCCGGCGAAGGCGTTATCCAGAAGCGTGTCCCGCACGTTCGGGGCCGTGACTTCTACATCGAGCTCGAATCGTCTGACGACGTCTACGTGGAGTTCTCGGGCTGCGAGTTCGACTATTTTTTCGTGCGTCTGAGATAGGCGGGGACGAGTCTCCGTCTGCGGCTGAGCTCACCGAGCTCGGCTACTTCACGTTGATGCCGAAGCCGGATGCACGTAAGATGCCGGAGATCCCCGATGTCACGCCGTACGTCCCGACCGCACCAACGATGCCGGACCTTCCTGCCGAGATACCGTGGCCGCCGAGCGTTGATTGGCCCGACCTTCCTGGCCCCTGGGTGCCCCCGGACTGGCCGCCGTGGGACTTGTCGCCGGACGGACCGCCAAAGTGCTTCATCGACTTCTCAAACAGGTTCATGCGACTCATCATCGCCATCGCCGTCCACCGTGCCGAGCTCGGGCAGGTTCCGGGCTATCCTCCGTTCGACCTCCGTACGATGGGGTCGTTCGTGACGCCGCAGATTGTGAACCTGGCCGCGATGTGGCTGACGACGATATGGAACACGCACACCGACCCCGGCGAGGATGATGTCAGCTCCTACTACCCACATAATGGTGACGGATACAAATACAACGAGACGACGGGTGCTAGGTCCATAGCCACAACAGCACGCGGAGGGTTCTACTCTGGAGACTGGTATCACTCGTACATGCTGTTCAAGGGCAGCTCCAGCCTTGATGCGTCCAAGATAACGAAGGCGTACCTTCGGTTGAACTCAGCGGTCGGCGGGACATTCAACACACAACTCGACTGTTACCGATCCGCGACACCGCCCGCACCGCCTAATGACGAAGGTGAGTTTGGGACAGCCTGGGTAAGCAAGACCGGGCACACCGTTGACTTCAATGAGCTGCGCGCGGTCGGTTCGACCAACTACTCGCCATACATCACTGAGTCAGTGAAAGAGGTCATCGGACTGACCGGATTCAACGGGACGGTAGCGGTCATGCTGTCATCCTATGGACACGTCGGGACGACGAGCGTGGAGTTCCAATATTACTTCAGCGCTATCCAGTATTCGACGCTCTTTGTCCATACCGAGGGCGCGCCTGTTCTCCCGCCGATGCTCCCGCTCCTCAATATAGGCGAGTTTTCGTGCAGTCAGATGCTGGCATGGATGGCGTTGGTGGAGGGCATCTGCTGGCCTCACCTGTGATTGAGCACTCACGCATGGTAAAGTCTGGAAGTAGCGTCACATAGGAGGCGAACACGATGGCACAGGTAAACGGAAGCGGGATCGGTGGCGGAGTCGACCCGGGGAACGATTGGGCGACGCAAAAGGCGCTCATGGAGGCCGGTGGTCGTGGCGGCAGTCTCGGATTCTCCGGCGCTCTCCCAAGCACGACCGCTACCAGATGGAACCCTCAGCCGCTCAACATCCAGAGCAACGTCGCCGACTACAACTTCGGCGCGACTCCGACGATCAGCACGACACCCTGGAACCCGCTCGGAGCGGCCGGATTCTCGACCGATTCCCCGCAGGTGGGCCCGACGCAGTACGACGCGCAGGTCGAAGGCGGGCCGTACATGATCGGCGCCGACTCCGGGCTCGACGTGAACAGCGACTACGGCCTCAACGCCTGGGTGCAGGCCATCTCCGACCAGCTCAACGCGGCCGAGCCGCAGCGTGTCGAAGCCGCAGCCGAAGCCGCAGCCGCTCGTGGCATGAGCCGGAGCGGCGGGGCCATCCTCTCCGAAGACGCCGTGCGCCGGGAGACTGACCTCGAGATAGCCAAGCAGACTGCGGCCGCAGCGGTGCAGCAGGCGACGCTCACGCAGGACACGATGAAAGCAGCGGCCACACTCCGCACCGAGCGTGAGATTTCCAACCAGCGTGCGGCCGAGGCATGGCAGCAGCTCACCGAGCAGGCCGAGCAGTATTACGCGAACCTGGAGCAGCAGAAGGAGATCGCCAACCAGCAGGCGTACATCGAGATGAGCGGGCAGGCGCGCGACTACGCGGCGCAGCTCTCGCAACTCGAGACGCAGCGGGTCATCTCCAACCAGTCGGCCTCTCTCGCGATGAAGGAGATGGAGTCCGGCTACAACCAGTTCCTCAAGGAGCTCGACTTCCAGTCCCAGGTCGCCGAGGCCGAGAACTCGCTCGGCTACTCGCAGCTCGGCGAGGACGCACGCTGGCACGACCAGCAGGCAGCCATCAGCGCGATGTCGGCGATGGGTAGCGGCGGCGGGTCACAGGACATCCCGTGGCCGTCGATGACGTCCGACGTTATCTCGTGGACTGATATCGGCATGCCTCCTGAGCAGCGGCAGACTGCGTTCGGTGCCTCGTATCCCGACTACTACGGGGATCTCGCGCAAACAAACCCTGACCTCTACAAGATTCTCATCGCAGCCCAAACACCGTAGACGCGGAGGCGACTCATGTCGTGGTTCGGTGATTGGAACAACGAGCAGAAGAAGCGCCAGAAGCGCATCGCCGAGTTGCAGCAGAAGATCAACTCGAAGGAGACGGGCCTCGGGTCCGACATCCTGTCCAAGATGAATCAGACGTGGCAGGTCGTTGAGCCTGCGCTCGGTGCTCTGGATATGGTCGGGTCGGCGTTCGCCGCCGGTCGTTACAACTCGACTTTGGCGCAGTTGGACTACCAAGAGAAACTGGTGGCCGAAGGCGTAGACCCGAAAGTCGCTACTTTACGCTCAATGACGGAGACTCCGTCGTGGTTTGCGCAGAAGGAGCTTCCCAAGGGTGGCGTCAACCCGCTCACTGAGGCCGGGAAAGCGGCTCTCGGACAGACGCGGGTAGGCGGTGTCGAAGCAATCAAGGCCGACGCTGCACGCAACGTATCGCTAACTCCGGCGCAGCGCGAGTTTTGGGGCAGCGAGCCGGTATCCCTCATCGCTGGCACAGTCTCGGACATCGCGGGCGACCCGACCACGTACAGCGGCATGGGGATCACTGGCGCCACCAAGTCGGCCAAGATTACGCATATGGAAGACGTCATCAAAGGCGGCGTGGATGCGGCGAAGCTAGCTGGCATCGGCCTGGATGCAGCCGAGATGGCATCGAAGCACGCCGACGACTACGCGAAGATCACCAAGGGTGGCAGCCTCATCGACGACCTCGCGACCGGCATCCGGTTCCAGAACATCCCCCCGGCCATGACACGCGACATCGAGAAGGCGGCACAGGCGGCAGCCGGCGCGGCACAGGAAGGCGCCAAGCGCGTCGTCAATGCGCCGTTCCTCCGCAAGACTTCGGAAACAGCCGAGGTCGTGCCGTACGCATGGTCGCCGACGCTGCGTAAACTCGGCGAGGGTGAGGAGTCCAAGACGATCCTCGGCCGGCTCGGCAAGCACATCGACGTTGCGGAGCTTGGCTCGAAGGCGAAGGCGGCTACGGAAGCCGGACAGAACCTCGAGCGCATCCCGCTGTTCGACCTCGGCACCAAGAGCGCAGACCGCGGCGGCATCAAGATACTCGGCGAGACGCTGGCACCGAACGGTATTCAGATGCCGAAGATACTTGGCGGCAAGTACCTGGAGCCGACTCAGGTGTACTTCGACAAGGCGAAGGACTGGCTCCGAGCCACCACTGTCGAGGACAAGGGTGCGCTTGGCGAGCTCACACGCAAGCTCGGCGGCCTCGTCTCGAACTACGCCGACATCGACCAGCAGGGCAACCGGCTCATGTCCGTCTACCTCCGCCGCCAGGGGCTCAACGCGCTCTCGATGGCGAAGCGCTCCGGCGCGGAGAAGGGACTGGAGGCTGGCCTCGCGATCGACTCCAAGACCATGCCTAGCGAACGTGTCTGGATGCAGGCGAGCGTCGAGGAAGTCATTGGGCCCGACCAGTGGAAGACGCTCGACGGCCTCTACGACCAGCGCGGCACACTAGTGAAGCAGCGCGACAGCCTGGTGAAGCAGAACGGCCTCTACGGTGAAGGCTTGGAGACGGCACAAGGCAAGGTCAGTGAGAAGACGCTCGACCTCATCGGCGCGAAGGAATCCATGATCGGCGCCATCGACGAGAAGGTGCAGTCCATCGTAGGGCAGGCGTCGTGGGAGCGCGTACGCGAGGCTCTCGTCGGGTATGGTGCCGCGCCGGAACGCGCTGATGAGTTGACGGGCATCATGCAGGAGGTCACCGCCGGCCTCGAGAAGAACAACGCGGCCCGCCGTGCGCTCAACATCCAGGAGGCCGAGCTCCTCACCGGATCGAGCATGGGGTACACGCCTCACTACCAGGCCGCACCGGACACGTGGCTGGACGCGCTGCGCGAAAAGGTGGGAATGCCCACCGAGTACCAGAAAGCCCGCGAAGAGGTCGTACAGGCGCTCTCAGGACGTTCCTGGGACGAACTAGGAGAGCCCGGTCGCGGGTATTCGCTCGGAACGGGTGGCGTCAAGGCTGACTTCGGCAAGAAGCGGACGCTCGGCACTACGCTCCGCGACCGTTTCGCTATCGAGGACAAGGCCGTGCAGACGGAGATGGACTACGGCCGTGCGACCGCGATGAAGGTCAAGAAGGACACGACCGACATCGCCAAGGCGGAGTTCGAGAACACCCTCATCGCCGACATGGGACTCAAGCCGGCCGACGAGACGCTCGACGAGCTCGGCAAGGTGGCTGTCGAGAAGCAGATGAAGGCGCAGGGGCTCGTTCCCTGGGTCGTGAAGCGCACCACCGGCGACGAGACGTACTACATGCCGAAGGTTCTCACCGACTACTTCGACAAGATGACCAAGCTTGTCTCGCATGACGAGTCCACATCGGCCGTGCTGCGCGGGATCGACCGCCTGAACGCGACGTGGAAGAAGCTCAACACGGTCGTGAACCCGCGCTTCCACATGCGGAACGCACCGTCGAACTACACGCTCGCTTGGATGAAGGACGCGGACCTCGCGGACGTCGGGTCGTGGAGCGATGCCATGAAGGCGCGTATCGCGTACCTCGGCGGCTCGGGCGACTCCGTGAAGATAAAGGTCGGCTCCGACTGGATGACCGCGAACGACCTCATGGACGCGACCAAGGGTACGGTCATGCGCGGACAGGCGGGCATCGCAGGTGACGTCGGCCAGTCGATCACCCGTGAGGTACGGGCGAACGCTCCCCGCGAGAACGTGCTCGACGAGCTCGGCCGAGAGCTCAACCCGTTCAACGCGGGGCAGAAGGCCGGCTCCGAGATAGAGGACACGTCCCGCCTCGGCGTCTACCTCGCTGCCCGCAAGAAGGGGCTCGACCATGCCTCATCGGTGGACATCGTCGACCGCACGCTTTACAACTACCTCCCGGAGAATCTGACCCCGTTCGAGCGCGATGTCGTCAAGCGCTTCTTCGTTCCGTTCTACACTTGGGCAAAGGCCAATATCCCGAACATGCTTGAGATCGCGGTCAAGCAGCCGGGTAAGGTGAACTGGTTGTCGAAGCTGCGTGAGTCCGCATACTCGGCGACCGATACCGACCCGTCGCTCGTGCCGGAATACCTCAAGGACCAGGGCGCCATCCCGCTGCCGTTCAAGGGTGCCGATGGTGGCCGGATGTTCGTCAACCCGTCGATGGTGCCGTCCACTGACACCAACAAACTCTCCGGCGACTCAGGCAACGTCTTCGCTGGCATGGGCCCGTGGAAGCTGCCGGTTGAGATGGCGAGCGGCAACGACTGGTACTACGACGAACCCATCAGCGGCTACACCGGCGACAAGTCTCGCGCTCCCGGCGTGTTCCAGCTCATCGACCAGGCATGGGGAGGGGACGCGGGTTGGGAGTCGGTCAAGAAGACTCTCGGCATGGCGTACAACACGAACGCGACGAGTGGCGAGAAGTACGTCGCGATGGACCCGTACGTGCTCAAAGCGACTAAGGACCTCGGCGGCTTCTGGTACTCGCTCATGCAGTTCCCCGACCCGCGGCCGCAGGGCAAGTACACACGGGCGTCGTTCCTCACCGGCATCAAGCTCACCGAGATGGACGAGGAACTCCAGGCGAAGTACCGTGACGAGGAGCTCATCAGACGGCTCGAGGACGAGGTACGCAGGATGCGTGAAGAAGGCATCATCGACGAGAAGAAGAAGTACAGCTTCTAGGACCGGAAGGCGGCGACCGAATGACAGTGACGGAGATAACCCTCGTAGCGACAACGGCTGCATCAGTGACCACGGCGATCGTATTCGCCGTCAAGGGTCGGTTCGACGCCACGAAGGGTGAGCGCGAGGTCGCCGTGTCTGAACGAGAGGCCGTCGTCGCGGAACGGGCGCAAGCGAACGACGACGCGCAGACAACCATCGGGCTGCTGCGCGACCAGGTCAAGCTCCTGCGAGAGCATCGTGACGAGCGTGAGCAGGAGATCAAAGACGAGCGGGCGATGTGGATCGATCGTGAGACGAAGCTGGAGAGGCGTCTTGCGAAAATCGAGGAGGAGCAGAAGGACTCCCGCAAGGAGTACACGAACCTCGTCAAGACGATAACGCAGATGAAGTATTGCGCCGACGCCGACACCTGCAAGATGCACAATCCCGGCGACAGGCGCGAGGTAGCAGCGGTGACGATATGAGCCGCCTGTTCGCCTTCATCGCCTGCATGTTGCACGGTCACGTCTGGTGGCCGGTGCGGTACGCTGGATGGTCACAATGCCTGAACTGCGGGCTGTATCGTGACACGTACAAGGCCTGTTGCACCGTGCGCGGGCCGGAGAGGGAGGAAGCATGAGCAAACTCGGGTGGAGTCCTAGCCAGCAGGAGTCGAATCAGTACGCCGGCGCCGGGGTAGGCTACTCGGACTCCGAACAGTACTGGATGGAGCTCCTGGCTGCCGAAACCCACAAGCAGTGGGTCGCTCAGCAGACAGGCATCCCGGACGTCGTGTTCGAGAAGGAGACGTGGCAGCTCAACGCCGCCGCATCGAACGCCGGCGGCGTCACCGAGCACGTGGCACAGCACACGAACGCCGGGGGCGGTACCGGGTGCGAGGTCATCTACCACACCGGTTCCGTTAAGGGTAAGAGGATGGCCGACATCCTCTACAAGCACATCTCCAAGGCGACCGACACCGCAGACCGTGGCGTCAAGTCCTCGACGTCGTACGGTGAGTTGAACAACACCAACGCACCGGCCGTGATCATCGAGTACCAGTACCATGACTCGAAAACAGGTGCCGCCGAGATCCGGCGCTCGATCAAGGAGTATGCGACTGCCACCGTCAAGGCCATGTGCGAGTACTACGGCAAGGCCTACAAGGATTTGAGCACTCAGGTACCTGCGACCGGTTATCTCGTCGCTAAGGAGCACCTGGCAGTCTCAGAGAGGGCATCAGTGGCAGCCGGAGCCAAGAGCCGCGGCAACGTGGTACGCTTCTACCCTGCCACGAAGGATGAATGGAAGACCTGGCCGGTAGGCATCTAGGAGGAGGCTCTGATGATTGAAAACGCGAAGACTCGAGGCACGCTGTACGTCATCGGCATGGTGGTGTGTGTTCTGCTCGCGGTACTCACCATCATCTTCGGGTTCGTCACGAAGGAGCAATTGTTCGCTGTGATCCTTTTGGCTGGTGAGCTGTTCGCCGGCTTCCTGACCCTGCTCGCCCGATTGAACGTCGAGAAGTAAGCGGAGCGGAGACAGCGGAAAGCCCCAGGGACCGAGGGGAACCTGGGGCTTTCCTATGCCCGACACCAAGGCGAACACGTGATGTCATCGTACCTTACTCGGGCAGGGTGGGCAACTCCTGAGCGACGGCCTTAGCACCGACCGCCATCTGCGCGATCGCCCTCCACACCTTGAACGGACCATCCTCGTCGCCTCCGATGTCGCGGGCTTTGATGCCGGCGGAGAAGAGGATCTCCTCGGTCATGCGCCGGGGCGTCCACATGGCACGCTTCGGCTTCCCGAGCGCCTCGTAGACGAACAGCAGCCCGTCGTCGGTAGACGGCATCGCCGTGAGGATTCCGGCCGCGTTCTTGAAGCGCGCCACGGTGCCGTCGATGGCAAGGCTCACGAGCTCGAGCGCCGTCGAAGCGGGTACAACATCCTCGCCGTTGAACGACTCCATCTTCTCCGCTGCCACGGTGAGATCCTGCTCCTCGGCAGGTGCAAGCTCGCGGTCGCCGGGCTCGTACTCCATCTCACCTTCCACCTCCACGACCTCGACCTCAAGCTCAGGTTCGGTGTCGTCGAACAGCGGCTCCTCGTCGGGGGCGTCGCTGTCGTCGAACGGCAACTCGTCCTGGCCGTCATCGAGCGTAACGACGACGCGGGAACCAGCGAACGGTGCGGCAGCGAGGCCATCGTCCCTACCGCATTCAAGCACGATCTTGGTGCCGCCCTTGTCGTCATGTACGACCTTCTTCACGTGCGCCTTGAGACTTACTTCCATGTCAATCTCCTCCTCTAGTTACTACGGTCCGTGCCGTGCGGTGTCGGGTCGGGTGCCTCACCTCCCCCAAACTCGTAGTACCCGCGTCTGCGGTTCTTGTGCTCGACGAACTCGCGGTGCTTCTCGGCATCCATGCCGGTCATGCGCGACACGAGGTAGATGGCTCCGAGGCCGGCGTGGACGAGATCCCACAGCTCCTCCATGAGCGAGCCGGTGTCCAGGATGGTGACGCCGTCGGGCTCGATACACTCGGCTACCTCCTCGAGCTCCTCGGCGAGCTTGGCTATCTGGTCGAGAAGCGTCGAGTCCGGGTCGGTCGATGTGGCGACAAGCCGGTGGAGCGGGAAGCAGTAGAAGCGCTGTTCGCTCATGCCTTCCTCCGCTTGTGTTGCAACACCCGGTACGACGTCGTCTCGAAGTCGATGCGGTCGGTGGCGCCGACGATCCGGTCCACCACGCGCTTGTCGAGCTTGGCCGCCAGCACGCCGTAGTCGTCGTTGCTCGTGACGATGAGCCGCGTGCCGTTCGTGACAGCGGTATTGAGGAGCAGGTAGAACTTCTCCACGACCCACGGCTTCGGGTCCTCGGCGCCGAGGTCGTCGAAGATGAGCACGTCGCAGTAGCGACCAAGCGCCTCGAGGTCGATGCCGGGGCCGTCGTTGCTGAAACTCTTGCGGATACGGTTGAGCAGCGCCACGACGTTGACGAGCCGCACCCTGACACCCTTGGCCGCCAGAAGTCTCCCGCACGCTACAGCCATGTGCGTCTTACCGGTGCCGCTCTCATGGCTCGTGAGGAACAATCCGGCCTCTACGTCGGGATAAGCTTCGGCCCACGTCCGCACCTTCTTCACAGCGTCGGCGATCGGTGCGCGTGTGTACCACGACTCGAACGTCATGCCGGCGCAGAGGTCCGGCAGCGAGGTAAAGAACACCCTCTCCCGCTCGGAGCGTACCCTCTCGAAGTCATCATCGTCCTCCTCGATGACCTCCGGTACCGGCATCTCGGCGATCTCGGCCAAGTCCTTCCCGGCAGCCCGAGCCATGCGCTCGAACGATTCGTACAGTGAGTCCATGCGTGTCTCCTCTCTCACAGGTCGGCGTATGTCGGGTCCGCGGCTCTCTGCCGCTTCACCCCGCCGAAGTTCGTCACAGGGTCGGCCTCGTTCGAGAACCGCGTGAGGTTGTGTCCTTGCTTGCGGCCCAAGAAGTCCTCGAGCGTGTAGCGGTAGGTGAACTTCGGGTCCGGCATCGCGAGCACCAGGCCGTAGTTGCGTATCGCCTCGATGACCTCGGCTTCCTTACGGTCGACGAGCACGCGCGCTATCTGCTTGCGGGCGCCCGATGTGAGCGCCTTGTGGCGGATCACCTTGGCGTCGTTCCATGCTGCGAGTATGCGGTCGGCCACACCGTCTCCATCCTCTGCCGGCTTCTCCGCACGCACGACCTCGGCGGTGAGCCTGACGGTCGATGCGAGCACCGAGCACGGTGACGACGAGGAGGCGAGCGGGCAGGCGTGTCCAGTCTCGGGACACTCCGGCTTGAGCACGGTGATACGACTCTTGCGGTGGCGGTTGCCGCGCTCGTAGTCGATGTAGCTGTGCCTCTCGAGGTAGGCGAGCGTCCGGGACACCTGGGTCTTGCCGGTGCCGAGCGCCTCGCACAAGTCCTCCGAGTCGATGTCGACCGAGCGGGTAACCGGGTCCATGTCCAGGAGCAGGAACAGGTACAGGGTGACGCCGATGGGGCCGAGCCGACTGATGTGTTCCTTGAGTCCGCGCCGGACTGGCGCGCAACCTTCCTCGGTCATCTGCGTGTCCTAGCCTAGAGCGCCCGAAGGGGCAGGATGGTGATCTCGAGCCTTGGTGAGAACGAGTATACCTTCGAGCCTAGCTTGAGCGCCACAAGGGAGTCGTCGCGGTAGGCCACGCCGTTGAGCGCGTCCATGACGAGCTTCTCGTAGTTGTCCAGGTCGGGATGCTTGGTGACGTACACCTGCTCCGCCTCAAGCAGCGGCATCATCTTCTTGGTGCAGATGCTCTTCGGCGGCAGGATGAACACGCTCACCTCGAGGTAGAGCGGCACGTCCTCGATCGCGCGGTGCTGTGGGAACGCTGCCTGGAACGCGGCCCGGACGTTGACCTCGGCGGTCGTCGTCTTCGTCGGCGTGAACGAGTGAGACTTACCTCCATCCTTGCCGCGGACCGTGCGGGCACGCGCCTTCGGGACCGGCGTCATCGCGATCGTGAAGTTCATTCGGTGGCCTCCTTGAGTGCGGCCTGGATGGCAGCCTTGCATGGTGCAGGCATGCGGTTGTAGTAGGGGCCGCTGTGTAGACGCTGGTGACATCTTCCCTGCGACCCATCGGGGCAGAACTTGTAGCAAACGTCGGAGTCACGCGCTGCTGCGTTCACTGCGAACCAGTTCCGCTCCCGCGTCAGCCGCTCAATCTCCGCATCCTTCCGCTTCCCCTCCTCGATGTCGGCGAGGATGGTGGCGGGGTCGTTGGTGCTACCTCCGTAGGTGTATGTCACGATTTCCCGCTGCTGGTCGATTGCGATAGCGCATCCGTGCTGCTCCTGCCAGAACGGACATCCTGCCTCCTCGCGGTCAGTCGTGGTGATGTCGTCAGTCATCGTAGCGTGTCTCCGTTCGGCTTGAGGCACAGCCCGTTGTTGAAAATGAACCGCAGTTCCCCGATAGTGTCAGTGCTCAACTCGAACACCATGATTGCGCCGCCTTGCTTCGACGCCCTGGAGCAGAGCCAGGACATGTACTCGAAGTCTGCGGTGATAAGCGATTGCATACGCCGCCCACCTTCGTTGCACCAGACCAGCTTATACTCGCTCACAGCCCCTCCTCTCGTAGCCGCTCTGCGTTGTCGTGAGCGGTCTCTAGTTTCCGCATGAAGGCGCACAGAGGCGGAACTACGCAGCGTGTCTCATGCCTCTCGCCGCCTTGCTCCTGGTCTTTCCCGCAGAACTTGCACGACACATCGAAGTAGTCGCCGCCCCAATCCTTCTCCCATTGGCGGGTAAACTCCGGTGCTACCGTTGACACGTCATTCGCCGCCTCATGCTCCTCCACCAACGCTGCCAGGTACTTGACGCTGCCGAGGGACTGGTAGGCGGTGATAGTCTTGCGTAGTCGGTCGAATCGCGGTACGGCGCAGCCACCCTCGAACGCGTTGTCGGAATACTCCATGAGGTTACGGAGCCAGTCCACGTCCTCTTGTGTGGTGTCGGTCATCGCTTCGCTCCTTCATGGAAGCCGTCCTCGCAGTAGACGGCCCCGCCCTGCGGCTTGAATCCAACCTGTCGGGGACGCTCTTTCTCACCCCTGCACTTCCCGCAACGAGGCGGTGCCTTGCTCGTAGTGTAGGTAATCGTCATGTTGGTGGAAACGTCCATCAGTTTATCGCACGACTCGCAGAACACGTCCTCCTCCTCCTCCTCACCCTCCCCTCGGCATTTCCAATCCAGATGCTCATAGCCGCAGTGAGGACAGACTGGGTAGTCGGTGTACTCGTGGTCAATCTCTTGTGTGGTGTCGGTCATGGGGGTCACGTCCTTTGGTATCCACTTGTCCACTTCTGGCTCACCGTTGGGGCCAGGAGGTTCGCACAGACCCTCGGCTGGCACCGTGTCATGCTTGCAGGTATCGGTGCCATTGTGCCCGCACGTAGCGCAGATGTGGCGCCGCTCGTCTGCTATCCATCTACGGTCTACGGGTGCGCCGATATGTGTTCCCCAGTCGTCGCCAGACGCCTTCCACGAATGGTAATCGGGGGATGACGTAGGTGGAAGCAAGTGGGTGTTGTATCGCCTGCTCACGACTCCACCTCCCCGAGTCGCTGGTTGTACGATGCTGCGATGTCCTGGGCGATGAGGTGGGCTGTGGCGTCGTCGGGGACGGGTCGGCGCTTGACGGTGTGTGCGGCTCCACCACACTCGCGGTCGCGCTCCCACACTTGGCGATGCTCTGCGTAGAACCTCGGCTTGGGGAGCAGGTCGCGGAGGGCTTTGGCGTTCTCGGCGTCCCCATGTTCAGCATCGCTAGACTTCGCACACTTCTCAAGCCACTCAGCCGCTTGCGTGATGGTGGCGATTGCTTGCTTGTCCATCAGGTATCACCTCTCCCATACAGGTACGTCGTCGTGTAGGTCGCGTCCGTACCTAGCGTCATGTCCCAGGTCGTTCTCATCCAGCGTTGGCGTGCTGCCGGACCAGAGCGCATTGAGATCCGCGACGGCCGCCTCTATCTCGGCGACCCGCTTCCCCCAATACTCCCGCTCGGGATGACTGTGCATCATCGACCGGGCGCGGTTGAGCTCGTCGTCCAGCACCTTCCCGATCGCCGAGAAGCGCTCATCACTCGTGCGTGTCTCGTCCGTCATCGCCTTCTCCTTCCGCCGAGCAACGTGAGTGCGGCCAGCGCTGCCGCCGTCCAGAACGCGGACCAGGCTTTCACGACACCACCTCCACGCGGGAGCCGTTGACGCCCTTGCTCACGCTCACACGCTGCGGCAGGGAGTCGGTGATCGACTCGATGTGCGACACGGCCATGACGAGCGGGGTCGTCTCGGCCAGGACGTGCAAGCACTCCACGAAGTCGGCCATGCCGGCGGAGTCGAGAGCGTCGGGCTCATCCACGACGAACGAGTCGATGGGGCCGTGCTCCCGTGCCATGAAGCGTGACAATCCCACGGCCAGCGCGAAGTTCACCCGGGTGTTCTCCCCGCCGGATGCGAGGTCGATGGCGATGCCGCCGGTGCCGTCGTCGACGAGGATGTCGAGCGTCTCCCGGACGCCTTCCGTCTTGTTGTCGCGCTGCGTCGACATCTCCACACGGAGGCCGGCGGTGAAGTGCTCGAGGTAGGCGTTGGCCTCGTCCTCGATTGCTGCCACGGCGGACTCGATGAGCCGCGCCTGGATGCCTGACTTGCCGTACGCCTTGACGAGCAGCGCGAGGTCGGACTCCTCGCGGGCCACGGTGTCGAGCCGCTCCTTGGCTGCCTTGATGCGGTCGGCGTCACGATCGGCGCGTTCCACCTGCGCCTTGAGCCCCGAGAGCTCGTCCCGGATGCGGGCATACTCGCTCCGGCACGCGTCGACGGTGCTGGTCGCATCGCGAACGGCCTGGTCGAGCATCATCACGCTGCCGAAGGCGTCGAGGTCCTGCTGCGCCTTGGCTTGCGTGTCTCGTGCTGCATCGACCGCTGCTTTGGCGTCGGAGATGGCGGACTGTGCGATGGTGAGCGCGTCGGACATGCCGGCGAGTTCCGCCTTGGCGCGTCCGTGCGCCTCGTTCTCCTGCCGGATACCCTCGGCCTCGGACAGCTCGCGTTCGACCGCGGCTATCTCGGCGTCGGGCACGTCGGGGATCGCGTCGAGCTCTGCTTCGTGCGTGGTGAGGAGGGACATGTGGTTGTCGAAAGCCTCTTGATGCCGTGTGTGGGCGGCTTCGGCCTCCGTGCTGTACTGCTCGAGCATCTGTGCGCGGGCTTTGTCAGCGACGTGCTGGCCGCACCTGTCGCACACCTGCTCGTCGGTCGGCGCAGACTCGAAATCGTGCAGCCTCCTCTTGAGAACCTCGGCTTTGGCGTCCGCCTGTTCGAGCAACACGCTGAGCCTGGTTACTTCCACCTCACGCATACGTGCGGCCTCGCGGAGTGCGATGATCTTCCGCTTCTCCTCGAGGAGCATGTCACGGCGGGCGTTGAGCGCGGTCGTGTCCGGCAGCGCACGCGGCTCGGTCGAGCATCGCGTCTTGAGCGTCGCCATCTTCGACGTCACCCGGTCGGCCTCGGCTTCCTTGTCAGCGAGCGCACGCATGGCCGAGTCAAGCACCGTACCTGCCTCGTGCACCTTGGCGCCTGCGATGCTGGCCTTGGATGCCTGCTCCTTGGTGGCGTCGAGACGCTCGGCCGCCTTCGCTCCTCGCTCCTCGAGCGTGACGAGCTCGGCCTCGAGGCGTGGGATCTCCTCGCGTGCGGTCGTGGTGTCGTCGATGTCGAGCGTGTCAACCACGGCCTGTGCTGTGAGGCGCTCGTCTTTGAGCGCGGCCGCACGGCGCTTGGCCTCAGACTCGAGGAGCGGCCACACCTTCATGGGCAGCACCGATGCGAGCCACTCCTTGCGCTTGGCGGGGTCGAGGCTGGCGAACCGGCCGAGTGCTCCCTGACCGAGCCAGTTGGCGAGCGTGAAGCCGTCGTAGTCGTAGCCGATGGCGTCGACGATCGCCGCGTCCGTCTCCTTCACCTTGTCGTCGGCGACGGGCTTGCCGTCCACCGTGAGCGATACCTTGTGCTGCTTGCCGACCTCGCGCACGACGCGGTACACGTGGCCGTTCGCCTGGAAGTCGAGCACGATCTCGAACGCGGAGGCGTCACGTCGGATGTAGTCTCCCAGGCTGCGACGTACGGCGGTGCCGTAGAGTGCGACCAGTACGGCGGTGAGCATGGTTGACTTGCCGGCGCCGTTCTCCCCGACGACGGCCGCAAGAGAGAGCGACTCGAAGTCGAAGTCGAGCGTGGCGAACGAGCGGAAGTCGGTGAGTGTGAGATGCGTCGGCCTCATCGTGGCACCTCCGGGATCTCACGCGCGAGACGTTCGACACGGGCCCTGTTCTCCACGTCCGAGAGTCCGGTGCCTATGACTTCACCGAAGTCGGGCACGGCGTACTCGTCGATGACCTTCACTGGCGCACGTCTCGTGCCCACGGTCACCCCGTCGCGCATCTTGCGTGCTTCGGTGCGTACGTCGGGAGTCGGCTCGTCGTCGGTCGCTGTGATGAGGCCGACGATGGTGGCGCATGAGGCGATCTCGCTCCGGTGCCGGCGGTGGAACTCGGCGCAGTACGTCTCGGCCGTGTGTGCTTGCACGATGACCGGACGCTCGACGGCGACCATGCCACCGTCCGCCATGACGATACCGACACGTCCGTCGGGAAGCATGATGGCGCCAAGCAGGGGAACGCCTGCGAAGCGGTCGAAGATGAGCGCGTTCTCGGGCATCGGATCGGAACCCTTGTACTGCATGGGGGTGAACGGCTGCATCGTCTTCATCTGACGGCCTCCTCAATCTCGTGGTGCAGCGAGGTCAGTCGAGCAGCGCGCTCCTCGAACTCCCCGCCGACGAGGGCGAAGTACGCTGCGAGCGCCTCGCCCGGGGTCTGCTCGGTCGTCATCGTGTGCGCCACACGCGCGTCGTGCCGGCGCGTTGCGAGAACCGACCGTGCGATGTAGAGGGGATGCTGCTCCTGGAGCTCGATGAGCATACGTCCGACCGCGTGGGTGCCAGCGGGTCCCGAGGGCACCGTCGTCTTTATGCGTACGACGGCACCAGAGGCGCTCTCCGGCGCGAACCCGGTCACTACCCCCTCATCGTCCACCTCGGGGGATAGCGTGACGAAGCGGAGGTTCTCGTAGTCCAGGTCGACGAAGTACACGTCGCTCCCGTCGTCGACCAGCACGCTCGGCGCGTGGTGCTCGCCGAAGTCGTTGACGATGGTCGAGCCGGGGTAGTACATCGGCGGGTCGCCTCCGAGCATCTGCGGCTCGTGGATGTGACCGGAGACGACGTACCGCAACTCCGTCGCGGACCGGAAGAGAGAGTGCGAGAGCATGAACTCGCCTGCCTCCCCGAGAAGCGGCTGTGCTTCCGAGGAGTAGTGGGCGCCGGCGATGGTGAAGTGGGTCACGACGACGGTGGGGGAATTCAGGGCGATGACACGCTCGATCGCATCCCGCATGTAGGCGTGCTGCTCGGCCACGTTCATCGTGTGCCCTGCCTTCGCGGCCAGGTTGGCACGTCCGAACCACGGCAGGAGCAAGACGCGCTCGCCCTTGAGCTCGATGACCTGCGGCTCACGAGGGTATGCGTCGAGACCGGCGGACTCTCCGAACTCCCGGCGGGCGATGATGTCGCTGCCGTCGTGGTTGCCGCGGAATCCGACTACCAGCGGACGGCTCTGTACCTGACGGAGCCGCTCCACGAGCGAGCCGATGAGCACGTACGCCCACGGTCGCGGGTTCTTCATGTGCGCCAGGTCGCCAGCGAGCACGACCATGTCGGGCAGGGTGTTCTCTGCGACGGCCACGATCGCGTCGGACATGCGCTCCGCCTCGGACTGGCGGAGGTACTTGCCGTCATCCCCGGTCACGTCTGGATTGCGGTTGTCGAGATGCAGGTCCGCCACGTACATGATGGTCGGGCGCATGGCTACACCACCTGCTCTTTGTGCAGGTAGAAAGCGGACAGGTGGTCGAGGATCTCCTGCTGGCCCTCGCTGATGGTGCCGCGCTGTTCCTGCTGGATGAGGAACTCGTGCGTCTTGGAGAGCCACGTCGGGTCGAGACGGTCGATGTCCTCGATGGGCAGCGGCTCGTCCTTGTACTTTCCGGACCGGATGACGAACTCGCACGCCTGCCTCTGCGGCATGACGCCGGGGCCGTAGTCGTCCGGGAGCTCGGGGGCCTCGGGTGCAGGTGCCTCGTCGGCATCGAGTATCTCGGGAGTGCCGGCGTCCTCGGGCTCGGTGTACTCGCCCGTCTCCACGTCGACGGTGACGCCGTTGATGATGACGGGGGTCATGTCGTCGACCGGCTGCGGGAGTGCCGGAGCGTCGGTGCCGTACAGGTTCGCCACGTCGGCGCCCACGAGGGACGCTACGATGGCGAGCGCGTTGGGATCGGTGCCGGCGGTGAAGTTGTAGCTGACCACGAAGAACGGCTTGGCCGCCTCTTGTGGCGTGAACTTCTGCTTGATGCCGTACGCGGAGCGCATGACGGCGTTCTGTGCCTTCGCCTTGGTCATCATCGACCGGAACTCCAGCGAGCGCAGGAACTCCTTCTTGGCTACCCACGCCTTGTCCTTGGTCTTGGCGTCCGCCTCCTTCTGCAAGGCTTCGAGCTGCGGGTGCCACTCCTTCTCCGCCTTCATCGCGGCGGTCGTGCCGTCGCTCTTGCGGAAGCGGCCGAGGGCCGTGTAGGTGTAGAGCCGCGCGTCCATGACGTGCTCGCCGAAGACGAACACCGGCATCGGGTCGCCGCTCTCCTTGCCGCCGGGGTCTTGCGAGAAGTCGATGCCTCCGGCGTTGGCGATCTTGAGGATGGCGTCCTTGGTCATCGCGACCTTGCCCTTGTTCGCGCCGGTCATCTCATAGAAGTCGCCGTTGCCTGGTTTCGGGTCGAGCTGGATGACGGTGAACGACGGACGGAAGTACGGGTCCGCCTGGCGCAGCACGGCTGCGGGAGCGAGCACGTTGTACTTCTGCGAGAGCTCCGGTGGGATGGCGAGCGTCACGCTGCCGTCGTCACCGTGGACGACGAGGGCGTTCTCCAGGTTCACACGCTGCTCCATCGAACGCTTCGCGAGCTCGTTGCCTTTGTTGGGTTCGGGTGCTGCTGTGGGTGCTTTGGTATCGGTCACTTCTGGCCTCCTTCCTCTGCGAAGAACCACTCCTCGAAGTGCTCCATCGCCTCGACTACGTCCCACTCGGGACTGCGCTCCAGATACCGGATGAGGTCCGCCACGAGCCATGCCGGCGTCGGCTTCCGGCCTACGATGCACTGCCACAAGAAGTTCCACGCGGGGATCTCCGGGTCGCGGTGCGTCTGCGTGAGGAACTTGATGAACCGGTCGATGTACTTCTGCGTGCCACCGTTGAGGATGACAAGGCGTCTCTTCACGCTCGGTTTTGCTGTGTAGCGCACGGCCTACCTCCCTTCGGTGCCGGTCTGTGTGGCGGTGACTCCCGCCTCGACGAGCTTCTTCTCCAGGTACACGAACGTGGCGACCGCGTCGTTGACGACCTCCTCGGCCTCGACCGGCGTGATGCCGTCGCGAAGCGTGATGTTGCGGGTCACCTTGTTGCTCGCGGTCCGCTCGATGTTCACGCGGATACGGCTCTCGGGCGCGACAGTGTTCTCTCCCATGTCTATCACCTCCTCTCCGAAGTTCACGTTAGGCTTTGGGGCAGGATTGGTCAAGCATCGGTCACGGTTTGGTCACGGTTGAGTGCGGAATCGCGGCGTTGAGCGCGTGTCTTGTGCTCCTTGTCGCGCATCCGGGCGGTGGTGAGCACGACGATCTCGGCGTACTCGCGGAGCCACAGGCGTTGACGGATGCCGAAGCGCACCTTCTCGGACGTGGAGTAGTACTCGGGGAACATGTCGGCGAGGACCTCCATCATGTAGATCACCTCGCCGGGAGTCGGGGCACGCTTGTACGTCGCCCGCATGAGGGCGGAGACGTACCCGCGGCCGACGAGCTCGGTCTTGGCAGCCATCAGAACAGCCTCCATCCGACCTCGTCGGCACCGGCCAGATACTCCTCACACGCGATGCAGACCTGCTCGCTCAATGCGTACGGGACGAGAGCGCGGTCGGCGCTCGTGGCGATGCCTTGGACTCCTTGCTTGGATCCCCTCGGTGCCGGGTCGTGGCAGGGAGCGCCGTTCTTGCATATCGGGTGCAGCTCCAGCGTCGGCGGGAAGCCTCCCCAAAGGTCGGTCGGCTTCATGGTGCGGTGTCCATACTGGCAGTACGTCACCGTCCTGCGCTCGATCCCGTCCATCACCGGCAGCTTGCGGAGCTTGGCCCTCGGGTTCTCGATGATGTACACAGCCGGCACTATCCTCCTGATGACCTCAAGCGTCCGCTCGACGAGCCGCACGCCCATCCTCGCAGTCTCGGTCTTGGGTTGGTTGTCGGGCGGGGGAGTCCAGTTCTTCCCGATGTTCATCACCGAGAAGCCTTCGCACGGCGGAGACGCGAGTACCACGTCGTACGGGCCGAGTGCGAGGATACGGTCGACGACCTCGTCGTCCAGGATGTCGCCGGTCACGTCGCACTCGAACTGCGGGCCGAGGTCGGTCGTGACGACGTGGTGACCTCGGGCCCGGAACGCCGACGCCCATCCTCCTTTGCCGGAGAACATGTCGAGGGCGTTCATCACCACTCCTGACCGTCGGTCCGTTATCATCGTGTTGGCTCCTCGCCGTCGATGAACGTATGCAGGATGAAATGCGTCGGATCTTGGGTGTCCAGGTCGTCGCCGATGACCGACTTGAGCCGTGCGAGCGCAAGTGAGTCATCAAAACTCTGCGCGTACTTCCATAGCGGCATGACCTCGGGCGGCAAGACTTGTGTGCCGTCTAGGGTTTCCCATCGGACGATAATCGAGGTGCGCGTGTCGAGCACGAGCGGCTCGGTCTTGGCTTGCTTGATGACCGTGAGCCGGTCGTTCAGCTCGCCCACCTGCGTGCGGAGCCCTCCGACGATGGCGCTCACGAACAGGAGCAGCACGGCGAGCATGACGACGGTCACGTACAGCGTGTCGATGTGCGGGTTGCGCTTCATTTCCCTGCCTCCTTGAATCGTCGCCGTTCAATCGCCATCTTCTTGTTCGTCGATGACATCCCGAACTTGTCTCCGGGAAATATCGCCTCGTGACAGTGTGGACACGTCGGCACCATCGTCTGTGACCGCCAGCAATGGTCTACCGTGCGCGTGGCTTTCAGCAACCCCACGTCAGCACGTTTCTCAAGTGCTTCCAACTCAGCGTAGCGACGGGCCAAGTCGCTCTCTGTCTGCTGTTGCCTTGACAAAACCAGCATGAACGCCGCCCAATGCTCGACCTCGCGACCGCAGTCCTTACACTGCACCACCCGCATGGAGGGGTCGTAGGAAATCCGCCTATGGTAGCAGGCATCGACAAGATGTAGGTGGCGGTCAATCTTCAGGTCGGCGATGGTCAACTCGTCGTCCGTCACAGCCTCACTCCTTCCATCTCGGGCCACATGTAGGCGAGGGCGTGGCGCCCGGCCTCGGGCAGCGTGGCACCTCGCGCACGCGCCCGGTAGAACCTGACCTCGACGACCGACTCGGTGGCGAGCACGGAAGCCTCGCGGGCCTCCTGCTCACGACCGTGGGCGGCGAGCATCCTGGCACGGTGGACGCGCGCTCGTGCGGTGGCTGCGGCGTGCTTGCAACGCTCACGTGCGACGTCGGGAGTGATGCGCTCGGTCTTGGTCATCAGGACCACTCTCCTTCCACGTCCTCGGGCAGCAAAACCGTCTCGTGACACAACGGACAGGCGTACCCGTCCACTTCGCTGTAGTCGGCGCTGGAGCGTGCGGAGTAGGCGAGCGCGCCATCGTCCTCGCGGTAGAGAGTTCCGCGGCCGCATTCCGTACCCGTCCACGACAGAGAGTCGGCGGCTACGATGTCTCCCCCACACACCGGACACATACCCTCGGCGGTGATTCGCGGCGGCTCCTCCACGGGCAACACCTCGGCGGTGTCCCGGAGCGCCATCCTCGCGATGAGCACGGCGTACTCGACGGTGCTGGCGGCGGCGACCAGGCGAAGCGCGGCGGCAAGCGGGGCCACCTTGGCGAGCGCCTCCAACCGCTCGCGCTCGGTCTTGGCGTATATGGCGCGAAGCTCCTCAAGCTCTGAGGCGATCCGGGCCGTCCGTGCGTCCCAACTCTCTAGCATGGTGGCACTCTCCCTCGGTCTGGTGGTCTAGCTTGACCACTCCCAACAAGGCACCAGCGGGGCCGGTGCCCTGGGCGGGAAGGGTCTAGCGTCCTTCGGCCTTAGCGATGGCGGCACGAACTTGTGCGAGCTGCATAGATGCGTCGTGAGGGTCCCAGGTTCCGTCAGTAATGAACGTCTCCACATCCTCAAGCGCCGCAAGTATGTCCGGCGCTGCGGCCATCAGTCGCGCGTTTGCTCGGTCTGTTGCGCCCTCCGTCGCGTGCCGGGTGATGTAGCCGATGGTGCGGGGCGCGGGATTCCCTGTGGGGGGCCCGAATACGGTAGTCCCGGCGTCTCCGACTCTCCACGGGCCCGGCGTGTGCTTGTTGTCGCTCATGGTGTCCTCGCTCTCGGATCGGTTGGCGGTGTCGGTGCGCTCGGTCTTGGCTTGCGGGAGGATACTCGGGCCGTCGCAGGTGCTTCCGGTGCAATAGTGGTTACACGTCCCGGCCTCGAAGTGCGGACATTCGTCCGTGTCACACTCGGGGGCGTCGTCGTATGCGGGCATGGTTCATCCCTTCCCTCGGTCTGTGCGGCGTGGATACGCTGCCCGGAGCGCGCCCGGGTGTGGGCGCGCGGTGGTGGTGTTAGTCGTCGGGATGGATGCCGTGCCGGGCGAGCTTCCGGAGGGCTTTCCGCTCCTCGGCGATCTCGGCGTTGAGCTTGGCGATCTTCTCGGCGTGGCGGTTGGCGGTGTTGATTCTCTCCGCCTTGGCTCCTGCCTCTACCAGCGCGCGGCCCTCGTCTGTTGCGAGGAAAGCGGCGGCGGCGGCAAGCGTCCCGCTCACGTACTTCTCGCGGGCGGCTTCGCTCACGTCATCGGAAAACGAGTCGCGGCGTCTCATGCTCTTGTCGGTGAATGAGTTGCATTCCCACCCCTCGGCGGTGTGGTTCGGGCGCTCGCCCCAAGGCGTCCGCCTTACGGCGTCGGCCACGCTGAGCTTCTCGCCCGTGTTGCGGTCGCGGCCATACTTGGCGACCGACTGAGCGCGATAGTACCCGGCGGGGTGGATGATCAGGTAAGCCGAGTACAACACACGGTTGACCGTCGCGTACGTGTCGGGATCATCGTGGCCGATCATGACGCGATCGGCGGCGTGTGCTCGGACTGTCGCGGGGCCAAAGGGTGTGTCAATCCGTGCGGTGGGGCTGTTGTGGTAAGTCATGGTGTACTCTCCCTCGGTCGTGGGCGCGGGTGCGCTCCGGCCAGGGTATCCACATCTGAGGGAACACACGAGAGAACGGGCGCGTTGGTGTCGGGTGGTGGGGGTCTAGCCCTCGGTGACCTCGCGGACGAAGAGCCGCGCGGCGGTCGTTGCGTCTGCGTAGGTGATGCTGTCGAACTCTGCGCGCTCTCGCGCTTCTTCGTCGAAATACGTTCCGATGAGCCACTCTTCCCCGCCATCGTAAGACAGATTCACGAGTGAGCCATCGTCACGCGCCCCAACGAGGTTAAAGAACTGTTCGGTGTTGTCCTCGTACAAGCCTACAAGGCCATACGTGGCAACCTCGGCGGTGACTTCATCCCAAATCTCCTGCATGGCGGACTCACAATCTCGCCCGCTCTGTCGTGTGTTCCGGTGCATACGACTCAGGACAACGGGCGTGTTTGGTGTCGGGATGGGCTAGCGGGTGGTCGGTTCTTCGTGTGTGTGGCGCTTGCAGGTCGGGCGCTCGTTAGCTGGTACTTGCCAGTAAGCGCACCTAAAATGGTCGGGTTCGTCGGGACGATGCACGGGGCATTCTTCGCATAGGGCGGGGCCGTTGTCTTTGGGATACACTGTCGGCTCACAATCTCGCCCGCTGTACTGAGTCGTATGCTGGTGTCAAGGTGCCTGCGCCCGTTCGGGGCGTCTGCTGTTCTTGTTCCCAGTATCGGCACAGGTCAAGCATTGGTCAAGGATTGGTCAAGGGCAATCGGTGAATGGCGACCAGGAAATGACAGCCGGGCACGAGCTGAGCACGGGCCGCCGGGGATCACTGGACGCGCTCGGGAGGCAGTCAAGGAATGGGCAAGGAAAGCCCGCGAAGAGCAAGTCACGTGCCAAGGTGTCTACGATTCCCGATTCGGGACAGAGAGATTGGGCAAGGTCTAGGGTTGTACACCCCCTCTGACCTCGTAAGAGTCCCGCAGCGGGAACGAGAGCGGCAAGGATTGGGCAAGGTTTCGGTGTGATACACTAGGGGAGCGAAGCGGAGGGGAGGCCCGTGTGAAGGAGGTACGAAGTACCGACTGAGCATAAGGTCTGGGGTTGATCGTGGCCGCACGAGACAAGCACGAGAGCGCAGGGCGTCGGCCACGGCGCGAGCGCCCGCAGGTGGACAGCTCTCCGGGTGACGATGGGAGCGGAACCCAAACCCTCTACCTTGTCCGAACCGTGACCAACCGTTGACTAGTAAATCCGACCGTTTCCGGTAGTTAGACGGTGCTAAGAAAAGCATACGGGTGTAGGTCAGGATAACGGTGTTAAGTGAACAAGGTTAACCGTGCTGGTGAGATTGCTTCCCCTCTCCCTCACTTGTCATAACTCCGAAGATTATTCGTGCGTACGTTTCTCTCGTTCCCGCTCCGGTACCGATAGAATCCCTCTCTGTCCCGCTCCGGGACTCGTAGCAGGTCACAGCCTCGCCCGGCGCTCCTCTCTCGCTGCCGATCCTCTCCACTCCTCACATGTCAGCCATCGACCTGTCGCCCTCGCGCTGTCCTCGGCTCACAGCTCCCAGGTGGATCGCCTGCGCCAACCCTCACCGCTGCTGCTCCCTGCGCTCTGACGGCCTCTCACGTCGCCGGGTCGTGTCGGGGAAGCCTCGCGCCGGGGGATCACGTCACCCGCTCCGCTCGCTGCCGTGTCTGCTGCTGGCAGGGAGGCACACGTGAGGGGGCTGCTGCCGGCGACGATGTACCCGGCGGCAAGGATGTGCGGGCGCGGCGGCTCGCGGCCCGAGCGCGGCGCGTGAGCGGGTGCGTGTGGGCGGGCAGGCGAGGGGGTACCGCAGGGGGGGCGGGGGGGCATGGTGGGACTCCTTATGTCTCCTCTCTCCCTGTCCCCTTGACCTTGCCCCGGTCGCCCTTCCCCCGCGCTCGGTCTTCCGAATCCCGTGTCCCGTCCTCGTCCTGCCAGTATTTTCCGGCATTGACACACCTCTCTCGGTCACGGACGCTGGTCCCGGAGGTCACATCGAGGGAAGGGGAAGTCGTGAAAATCTTCGACAGGCAGGACCAGTGGGACATCGGGTTCGAGGCCGGCCAGAAGCACGCTCGGGAGGCAGTCAAGCAGCAGGAGTCGATCAATAAGGAAGCCGCGAACGTGAAGGCAGCCACACCGCGTCTCGGTATCTTCGAGCTGTCGAAGCGGTGGGGCATGGCGGACCTGAACGACGTGAAGATGCTGGCCGACAAGGAGTGCGTGCGTATCGACACACGCATCGATGCGCTTATGTCGTCTTGGTGGGGCGGCCGCGTCATCATCGGTCACCCTGTCGGCGAGTATGACCAGGATGCCGTCGTCGAGTACGAGGAGCGTGTCCAGCGTCGGCTCATCAACAAGGCTGTCGTCGCGGACCTGGCAGCACAGAAGCGTGCTGTGAAGAAGGTGGCAAAATGAAGATGCCGCGGATTTTCTCGCTGCGCGAGTATCGGCGTCGGCGTGCGATCCGGCTGGCGCACGAGGGCATCGTCATCCTGCAAGCCGCGCTGACGAGCCCGGACATCACACGCGCCCAACGCCGGCGCATCCTGTCGGAGATCGAGCACGGCAAGCTCGACCCGTGCGTTCTCATCGGTGACAAGAAGGAGGGGTCCGTGTGAGCAAGATAGGCGACCTGACTCAGCGGGTGTGGAACCTGGAACAGCACCAGATGTGGGAGACGGACCATCATATCGACATCCTGAGAGCTCAGGTCAACGGCTACCCGTCCAAATGGCTCGACCCTGCCCATCAGCCAATGGGACTCGTCCAGCGCGTGAAAGCGCTCGAGGAGAAGCCGCAGAAGACTATCAACTGGCATTTCGATGAAGCCATGCCGGCGCAGAAGCCCGCTCCCATCACCCTCACCATCCCCGAGATCGCACGGCGGTGGGGCGTGACCTCGCTCGACGCGGTGAAGGCCGTCATGGACGCCAACAACGAAAGCCTCATGCACCAGTTGTTCTACGGCACGCTCGATGTCTACACCATCCCCGAGGTCGAAGCCGTCGAGCGTCGCCTCCTGATGCCCGACGCCGTGGCACGCTTCATCGACTCTGCCGAGGTGTGACGTGAGCAGGATACCGATGTCGGCGTTCCTCCGCGGTGAAGGCGGCCGCAAGTTCGTGGAGAACGGCGTGGAGATGGTCGAGTATCAGGTGGACGAGATCCCGTTGATGGACGGCGACGTTGCGTACTCCGACCTGTACGATGCTTATGGCAGCTTCATGCAGAGGGTTCCGCTCAAAGCTATGAGCGACCAACAGCAGCCACGTGCGCCCATCGTCATCGACGACCAGGGTCACCATCCGTTCGACGACATCCTCACACACGACGACAAGGTGGCGCTCGTCATCCTGGCGTGTGAGCGGTACGACTCGCAGGTCCGCCGTGGCCCGCGTGCGATGACGGCGTTCGCATCTCTCGTGGCCGGGTGCGATCCGCTATGACGCTTGACCTCCTCGCTCACTGAGGAATATCCTGACAGCGACCGTCCGGGCGTGGTGAACACGCTCATCCCCCCCCAGGGGATTCCACGGGCGGCACACACTTCGCTGGCAGGAGGGACCGATATGCTCGCCGAATATCTCGACCAACGCGGGGCACGTGACGGTCAGCAGCGAGCATGGCAGGGCGGAGGCGGCTGGCAAGGCGGAGTCAACTCGCAGATGCCGGCGGACTCGATCGGGACACCCGTCCCGCAGCCGACCACCTACGGCGGAACACAGGGCGGCATCTACTCACGCGACACACAGACGGCCACCTCCCCCCTCGCCGATGCGGTCGCGCGGCAGCGGCTCATGCAGCGCTCGCGTGAGGGCGTCATGCAGTCCCCCGGCACCCCGGACACCACGCAGATGTGGTCGCAGCCTCAGCAGTTCCAGTCCGGTGTCGATTCCAGGACGCCGGTCGTAGGCACGACCTCGCCCCTCTCGTCCTTCCTCTCGTCTCGTCCGCTACTGACGATGAATGCTGACGCACAGCGCCGGATGCCGATGCCCACGGCTGGTACCACGTACTACCAGCGGTAGCCATGCCGGCG